GTAATAACCGCATTGGCTGCCGGACTTGCCGTAACGGTTTGGTACTGTTGCGGCGTATAGAGGAGCCCCGCGTAAGGCACGGCGCTGGCCGGCGGGATAATGGGCGGGTAGAACGAAACCGAAGTGGCATTCGCCGCCGCATTAGCCGTAGCAACAAACTGTGCTAAGGTGCCGAGCGAAGAGTAGTTCACCCGGTTTACCGCGTAAACACCGGCAATGGTAAACACATCGCCGGCATTGACCGTTCCGCCTAACGCGTTCACCACCAAAGCCTGTCCGGTCTGCGTAGCCCCGTTAACAGTTGCCGTGGCCAAGCTGCCAGTTGTGTGGGACACCACCGACTGATCCTCGAACATACGGAACTGCAAAGCTTCGTACATCATGCCTGTATTGTACTGACGGCTGATGGACTCGACCGGGTTTAGCAAGCCACGCAACGCTTGCTGGATACGAGTATCGGAACGCGGAGCCAAGACAACCTTGCGCATACCCATTTCGCCAAAGTTAGGCGCGGAGTTTTCCTCCAGCAAAGCGCGGGCAAGCGCAATAGGTCCATCCGTAATAGGAAGGATGTTGTTATTGGCGTCAACGTTGGCCGTCATATTGCGCACCGAAGTTGCGGTGTTGACCATAACCTGAAGCGCAACGTTGGCCGCCAGCGCATTGACGCGCGGAAGCACAATGCGCTCCATATAGTCATCAACGTCCAATGTGGTTTCCGCTGACGTAAACGCCACGTCCACATGCCGCTGCGTGGCTACCGCCAGCAAGAACTGCTGTTCAGTCGTGTCCTGGATCGAAATGCCAGGACCGTCAGTCACCGTGTATTGGTTGGCGTAGCGGATACGCAGTTGCGCGCCGATACGTGCTCCTTCAATACCGAACTGAGATTCGAATTGTCTACTTACGTTTTGTATGAAATAGTTTGTGTTCAAAAACATGCGTATTGAGTAACGCGTGATCATCGATGGGGTGAGTATATTATTTCCAGCCATTGGATGGCTCCTATAAATTTGTGCGCCATCACAAAAGGCGCGTTAAATTAAAACTAGAATAAAATTTGTTTTGCCAGGTTCCCGAGCCTGACTAGGTAACGGGGATATAACCCGGCCTCAATTTGCCGGTTTGTTTAACTGAAATATAAAAACCTAACGTCGCGCAGCTCGCTCTTTCATTCTTGAATTGAACTGCTTTGTAAATTGTTCGTCGCTCGCTTCGTCCGCATAGCCGTCTACAGTTTTGCTGGCGCTTGGTTCGACTATCGGAGCGGGTGCCGGGGCCTTGGAAACCACTTTAGGCACTACCTTTACAACAGGCTCAACTACAGGGGCGGCTTTAGCCATTGTCATCCTCGTTAGTTCTGCAATACGGGAACGCGAGTCCAGGTTGGCAAGACGCGCCGCTGTTTCAGGCTCGGCCGCCAACGCGGCTAATGTTTTGTGTGCGTTGGTACGGTCAACCGCCAAAACGTCAGCAATAAATTCATCATTTACGCAGCCAACCGCGCCAAGGATATTTGCCGCCTCGTCAAACTTTGCACCACCAAATGCGGCGTAGCCATCGCGGATAATCTGTTGACGTGCTTCCGCCATGCGCTGTTGATTGGCCACTTGATTAACCAAGGCCATATCGACTTGCGGTTCGGTGCGGGGAGCAGGTTGGTTGTTGGTGCCCTGCTGCAAGCGAGCAGCTAGGGCTTCCGCGTCGGTTCGGCCCTTGCGTTCTGTTTCAGTAGCTTGCTCGGCCTGCTGTCGTTTGCGTGTTTCCTCGGAAATGCGATCAAGCATCCATTTGGGCGGCGGGGCTTTGACCGGCTCCACCGGCTCAACAACTGGCCCAACTACAGGCTCGACTACAGGCTCGACTACAGGCTCTACCACCGGCTCAACAGCCGCCATCGGCTCAATAGGCAGCTCGGGCTCAGCTACAGGTTCTACAACCGTATCCGTATTAGACATGATTTCCCTCAATGTCTCGTTGCGATATTATTCATCAAAGTAGCGCGCATGTTTGGCTTTACGCCGAATTTTTCCACAATCTTCTTGTTCTCAAAAGCATCGCCCTCAAATTGCTGCGTGCCGGGGGCAAGCTGTAACCGTGTATCGGCCTCTTGGCCCTGGCCCATTTGTGCCTGCAACACCAAAGCAATGTGCATAGCGCGAGCGTCTTCAGGCTTTGTCTTTGGATCATCCAGCTTCTGAGCGTACATAGCGCGTGCCGAGACTATAAACGTGCGCCAATTTGCACTGGCAAACTTGTACTCATCCGACCAGTTTACCCGAAACTTTGCCGACCGCTTCATACCGTGGTATTCGCCTGCAATCTTCTTGGCGTCCTCGCAAAGCATACGGATAAGCCTTGTGGCTTCCTCGTTGGTGATCTGCTCGCCGTTGATTTCGATCATGAGCCAGCCAATCCTAGTCGTCTGACAGCAGCCCCTAGCGGCTCGCTATCAGCTTCTAAATCTTCGATAATCTCAGTCAGCGCGCGAATTAAATCTTCTTTAGCTGTAGTAACATTAATGCAATTTATGACGCCGTTCTTTGGTGTGATCAAACCATCAGTAACCCGTATCTTATCGCCTGGTTTGTATTCGAATGGGGCACTCGATAAAAATGCGGAACAGTATTGATTGTCACCGTTTTTCACATCAATACGAGTAATTATGGAGTCGGTCAGCACATCATAGGATGAAATAACGCGAAAGCATGTATCCTGTGGTAAACCAGAATAAACTTTCGATAAATCTAAGCCTGGACCACGTGCCATTACTTCTTTCCCTCCAATTTCTTACCAGGGTTAATCTTCATTTCGTTTGAAGACTTAATACCGGCTTTCAATTCCTGCCCTGCGTCTCTTTGATCGGGCGGGTAAACCCTATCCGGCATACTCGTAAGCGGCATTGGCTTAGGTGACGGTACTTTGCTCATATTAAAACTCCAGTTGTCATCGGTATTCCTTGGTATGCTTTGGCCCGTAAAGCCAAAAGTTGGTCATTTACAGCTACAAGCTTTTGCTGCGTTTCTACAAGTTGTGCATACGTTTGCACCAAAGTACGCTGACTGGTTTCAAGTTCATCGGCAGCCGCTTCTATCAACGCCCGATCCTTGCCGCCCCGATCCTTGGCTATAATGCGCAAGTCATCGTAGCCATTCGATGTCTCATTTAAAACCTGATTGACAATCGAAAAAGGACTTTCCATCATTGGCCATTATTCTTAAAATAATCTTGCGTATCTCTGTTCATAAATTCGTGCATCTGATCGTAACGCTGATCGGCGGCTTCCGGCGTCTGGTAAGACGGGAAGGTGTTCCATCCCGCCTTCTCTACATTCTGGATCGCCGTATCATTCGGCACGTCCATAGTCTCTCCGGTGGTGGGATTGGTGTACGGCTGTGTTTCGCGTTTGCCATTCCAGACTGTTGGAACATTGTAGTATTTTCCGTCATGCTCTTGCACGGACTGGTAAAGTGAAGATCGACTACCGTCCGGATTATTTACGCCACCTGAGCCATAAAGGTTACTTAAATGGCGCTGGTATAACGCTTGCTCTTGTGGATTAAGATTTAAGGCCGTATTTGCTGCGACATAATTTCCGCTGTTCTGAAAAGGGTCATGATCGACTGGGACTAGCCCTCCAGAACCACTAAATGGGTCGTTGTCTACCGGAACAAGTTGAGCCATCATTGCACCATCAGATATTTGCCTGGGCGACTTGGATCAGGCAAATAATGATTACCGTCCGGAGCCTGCCTTGCACCAATACTTGAAGGATCGAACCCCTTCATATTAGAAGAGCCGTTCCCGCTACCATTTGCAGGGCCAGCGTTCAAATCAGCATCGTTGATCTGCTGGATTGAATCATAAATATGCTGCCTGCCTTGAACCTCCAACTCATGCTCCATTTGCACTTTTTGTTGCTGCGTCAAAGTCAAATTAATCAGCATTCTTATCTGCGCTTCCATCCGCTTGGTATCGGAATCGAAGGCTTCAATATTGTGCCGCTCATCACGGCCCCTGATTTTCAAATCCTTGTCCGCCAACTTGACCAAAAGCTCAGAATTGATCGACATCAACTTGGCATTTTGTTGCTGTAACTGCATCATTTGCGGTTCGGCTGCTGCATCAAACAGGTAAGGCTTAGTCGCCTTGATTTCCTTTTGCAGCCGCTCTGCAATCTTGTCTGAGCCTGGGAAATCGCCATACCTGAACAAAAGATCGGCACATGACCCGGCAATTTCATTATTGCTTCGCATAATTATCGACATTGCCTCCCAAGCCTCCTGCCGCTGTGTGGCATAGGTGGGGCCGGGGTCGGAAACGCACTCGTATTGACCATGCTGCGGATTAAAAGCAATTTTTGCCGCCTCTTCGACTTCTTTTTCTTGTTGCAACTCCTTAACCGCTTCGTCCTGGTTTGGGTCTATCATTACCCAGCTTTTTTCGCCGTCTTCGCCTTCAATATGAAGCGTCCGTTTGGTGTCGTAAATCTTCGGTATAAGATCAAGAAGCTGCATACCAACAGCGCGGTCCATATCCGACAAATGTTCAGTAAAATGCCACGTTGCGGTGTCACCCTGCTCTTTCCTCTGTCCTATCGCCTTACCGGATTCCGGTAATTGGTTGTCTCGTTGCCCGGTTTGCTGCTGCCATTGCCCGCTGATCATCATCATCTGGCGTTCAGCGGTCTGCATAGCCGACTGGTAGGCGGCATTTGGCTGTGCGGGCGGTAATCTTTGCGGCGCTTCAATCTTTTGCAGTTCAACCGGCGCTTCATCGTCAATATCGTTATATAAAAGCACCGCATACTGATTTATATTTGCATTTTTCCATTGCTCTTGTCCCTCAGTAGCCCGTGACGAGGCAATAAAAGGCGACTTGGGCTGCAAAGCGTTCATCTGCACATCGGTAGAGGCCGAATAGTTCAACATTCGCTGGGCGTCGATCAAAGGCCGCGTATGTCCTTTCCGATCCAGCGTTTTATCAATTACAAGCTCGCGGCCGACACATCGGCAAATTGGTATATATTTACCGGCCCAATCCCCACGATCAATAATTTGGTCGCCGGCAATCAAAAACCATTCTACTTGGTCATCAAATACGGGCCGCGTGCCGCCTTCAACTATTCCGTCTTTAATATCTTGCATCAAAGCGTCGTAAATTTCCTTGCCGCTTTCCTCTTTAATTTCGGAGGCAAGCTTTTCAACCGCATCCCGCCCATCCTGATTATACCAGACAAACGTATCCTTCTTTTGGCTCTTGCGATAATATTTGCATAGCATTATTTCCTTGTCGGAAATCCAATCGGCAAACGCGCTGTCTATAGGTGAGGTGCCAACCTTGTTTTTCCATTTAGGATACTTGCGGTTAAATTCCTTGCGCGGCATCGGATCAAATACAAAGCCGAAATTGGCATCCAGGCCGTCCGGCTCGCGTATCCAAGGGTCAAGGTAAACGCCTGTAGGATCTCTTGACGCCTTGAGATAAATATCTTGGTCTTTTGTTCGGTTAGAAACATATGCCGTTTCAATAAGCATGTAGCCAATGCCGCCATCTACTTGCTGCTCGCAAACTTTCCTACGCTGTGCGCTTCCTTTGGAAATGTATTGAATGCGGTCAATCAAGGTTTGCATAATTTCAGCAGCCTTATAGCTGGCTTTGCCGCCAACCGGCCTAACCTTGGCTCCAAAGCCGTTCTTGGAAATTGTATTGATAATAATATCGTTATGAGGCCGCGTATTGTTAATCGTTAGACACGGCAGATCATTACCGCCATCGGATCGGTCAGCGTAAGTTTTGGTAGGCCACTGCCAAGCGTTTCTGGAATCGCCGTTGGCAAACTTAATATCCTCCCTTGCACGCTCGTCTTCTACGCCTTGCCACTCCTTGCAAGCTTTCCAGCGATCACTGGCTTCCATCACGATACCGGGATCGCCCGGCGGAAAGCTGTCATCCAATGCGGCAAAGTCAGCCATTACTTGCTCATCCAGCCAGTACCGCGTTCAAAGGGCATTGTGGCATTAAAAGAAGGTATCGGCGCAATGCGTGGGACTTTCTCTTTAGGATCGCGATAGCCAGACGCAAATGTTCTCAGCGCATCCGAACCGTGTGAAGCCCAATCGTGAAGCGGGTTATCTCTGAACATTTTTAAGCGATCATCCCATTCCCTGCGGTAATTTCTTAGCGCGTTCAACCCGCGTTCGCACCTAACTTCATCAATCCAAGCCTGATCCAAGAATTTCCTAACTGCATTTATGCCGTCCATAACCGAGGATTGAGGAACAATAATCGGCTTATACCCCAGCCCTTGCATAGTATCAGCGCGACTTAAGCCTTTGTTTCCTAGTTCCCTTACCGCCATATCGTGCGGGAAATAATGCAACCCATAAACCCAGCGGTGTTCTTTTTTCTTTTCGTCAAGTACCCTTGCGTATTCGTCTAACCCAACGCCGGCCGCTTCGTAGTAATCGACTAAACGGTACTCACGTCCGGCCCTTTGAATAAACCAAATTGCAGTCGAGTCTGAAACACCCAAGTCCCAACCCGTGTGAACCAATACAGAGCGGTCAATCGGCACCTTACCAATGCGCCCCTCTTTTATAGCGCGATTAAGATAAGCGCCGTAATAAGAACCGACCAAAGCCGCATCAAACGAACAATTATATTCTTGTTCAAAAAATGCGTTGCCTTCGTCTTTGCCATAATCCGACTGGTATTCCTTAAGCTCGGAGACAAGCTGCGCAGTCGTAAACACCCCGGTATCTTTTGCGCTCAAGACCTCGGCAAACCAAGAAGGGTCTGACCGCGCCAACTGCAAAGTTTTGGCGGCGTGATTAGCCCCGCGTGGCGTCGTAATAAACAAAGCCCAGCCATTGTTCTCCACCAAGATAGGCCGCAAAAAAGCCCAAGCATTTGGATCGGCCAAGGCCCATTCCGAAAACACAATACCGGCAGGCGTAGAACCAAGAAGGCTGTTGTAGTTATCCGAACCGACGACGCGCCACAAAGAGCCGTTCTTGAACTCGATTACCATATCGTTCTTGCGTGTGTTGGCCCTCATTTCCAACGGAAACGCCTGGTCAATACGTCTTATGCCAGTATGTGGCGATACCGCATCCCAAATAGCCTTACGCGCTTGGCTAGCTTCCGGCAGCATGTGCCAATATTCGCCAACGCGAAGATGCGCCGCCTTGGCCGCCCAGTTAAGGGCGATGTCGTCTTTACCTGAGCGGCGGTGCCAGATTATACAGGCCCTTTTTCCTCCCCCGTCTAAATAATCCCAAGCGTTTTGCTGGTAATAACGCGGCTTCCAATTATGGGGGAACTTTGCCGCGTCTATTTGTAAAGCTAGTTCAGGAGCTAGAATTTTGTCTAGCTCTATTTTTTGAGCGGGCGTAAGTGAAGCAATAATAGCTTGTGCGTTCATATTCTTCGTAAGGCCCAAGCCAAAATTAGTAAGCTAGGTGTGCAGTACAACATTATCCCGTGCCAGATTGTCACGCCACCTTCTCCAGCCCTGCCGGGGTGTTGTCGTTGGAGGCGGGGTCGAGGTCGCGGTTAAGTAAGTAAGAGTGGTTCCAATTTATCGTGCTTATCCGGTTTAGACACACAGGCACAAAATATCGCGGGCCACGCCTTGCGGCTGACCGGATCGTGCTCACGCGGCTACCCGGCTTTCCACAACTGGACGCTCAGCACTGAGCGCGAGTGCGAGGATGTTCCGGGCCGCGTTCACGTCACGGTCATGGCTTGCGCCACAGGAGGAACATTCCCACTCCCTTATTCCAAGTCCTGCGATACCTTTCGGCCTCTCGGGCGGCAACGCGCCGCACTGAGAACAGGTTTGGGTCGTGAATTTTTCGTCTACCTCCACATACCCCGCCGACTTGTATTTCAACATAGAGCGGAAGGTAGACCAGCCGGCGTCCAGCACGGACTTTGCCATCCGTGTCTTAGCCAACTGTTTCGAGTTGACATCCCCGACCGCGATTAGCGCGTTCTGATCGGCCAGAGTTGTCGAAAGTTTGTGTAGAAAGTCCTTGCGGCAGTTCTTGATCTTGACGTGGATGCGCCGCACGCGCTGCTTATTGCGGGCGCGCTGTGCGACGGCAAGCTCGGCCTCTAGTTGCCGGTAGTGACGCGGCGCTTCAATCTTGCTGCCGTCACTCAAAACGGCCAATGATTTCAGCCCTAAATCAATACCGATCACGCCATTGCCGCGCGGCTGCCGCTCAGCAACCTCGACGTGAAAGCAGACATACCAACGTCCGAGTGCGTCCTCGACAAAAGCCCCGCCCTTGGCGTTGTCCGGCAGTGGTCTGCGCTTACTGCCAAAGAACCGATAGCGTTTGCCGAGATACCAAATCGAGTTGCCCTCAATCTGTCGGCTCTGCTTCTGGAACGGTATCCAGCCAAGGGCGCGCTTCACGCCATAGCTGGACCGGAAACGGAGGGAATGCTTGGCCTTGTCGCGGCTCTTGGCAAACTGATCGCAGACTGTGCCGACCGTCTGCTGGTGGATGCCTAGCTCCTTGCCAGTGCCTTTGCATAGTTTTGCCAAATCGAAGGCTGATGGCCAGCGGCGCTTAGGTGCGCCCGCGCGATAGCGCGCCTCAAGATCGCGCTGAAAAGCGTTGCAGTAGTTCCAGACTTGATTACAGGCCATGGCGCGCTGCGCCAGCGCCTTTCGTGCGCTGCGGTCTTTCACTCGATATTTATAGGTCACGGTCTGCATTTTGTGCCTGTGTGTCTAAACCGGATAAGCACGGTCCCTTATATAGAATTTAAAACAGTTTGAAACGTTCCGCCCGTCGTGATGACAACAGAGGCATTCAAGGTAGACCTATTAACTACCGCACCGGAAATAGACGAGGCCGCCCTAGCGTCAGCAGAAAAAAGCAGCAACGCAAGCGCGAGCCATTTCATTTGTTTCATGGTTGAGGTTCCGCTTGGTTGCTGCTGGTCGTTAAGGCGACCGCACGATGGACGGGAGGGAACAGCGCGCGGTCGGGCGTGGTGTTCAGGAAGAAAAACACAACACCAATTACTCCTTGCCACCCTTCGGCATCGGAACGTGTTCTTCTTTTTCCATCTTTGGCTTAGTGCCGCCTGGGTCACTATTGCCCTTAGCGGAAGGCTTTACGCCGCCCTGGCCAGCTTGGCCGTTCAAGGCCATCGAGCTGCCGACAATACGTTCGCTGTCGCCAATTTCATTTTTCATACTAGTCTCCTTTGTTAACCGTTGTTGAAACGCATTTATCCAATTCTTTAAATAATGCGAATTGGGATCGTGTTTTAACGTCTGGCTCAACCGCCATACCGCATACCTTGGATCAACCCAGACATTATTCAAAATAATCAAACGTGCCGGGCCTAATCTAAAATCGTGACTGAATGGAAATAATTTCGCCGCTTGTTCCAGCGGCGGCATAGTCAGGTCGTTCGCGCCCTTTGTGTAAATTATATCCCCCGCCAAACTTAAAAGCGCGTAGCACACTCCAATTTCTAGCAGCGCACCCCGCCACAATACCGAAAACAAAGACAGTTGACGGGCTGTGCAAAGGAAAACCGACCATTGACATAATGCCCAACGCGATAAGGAGCATTTGCTCCTTGAAATTAGCGCGCCAAGCGAGTGCCAGGACCAGAAGCGCAGCGATGACGGCAGGTATAATACCAAGTTCGAACGCCAATTCTAAAAGGTCATTATGTGCGTGCGCAGGTTGGTAAAGGTCACTTGTAAGCGTGGCGTATTTCGGGAAGGCCGAGTAAAACGAACCAATACCGCTGCCCCATGTAGTAAGGCCGGCCAATGTGTCGCGCCACATATCTATGCGAGGGCTGTCCCCGTTAGACCATTTGGTTGCCGTAAGTAGAACACCGCCTACCAGCAAAGGCAGCCCGTATAAAATACGCCACCGCCACTTACGCCAACCGGCTATCCCACCAACGACAAACACCGCGATCAAAGCGGAACGGCACCCGGTTAGAATTAAAGCTGGTAGTAGGCCGACCGCAAGCCATAACCTTTCAAACACTAGAGCAATAAATACAACAGCAGTTATTTCGGCAAGCACGTCCTGATTAACAAATAGGCCAGCAGGTGCTTGGCCGGCGTCAATAACTGGGTGAAATCCCAAGGCTTGAAATATGCAAAGAGCAGAAGAGACAAGGAGGCCGAGCCCTAACCCTTTCCATAACCCGTCAACCTTACCGCCGGCACCAATTAAAACCGCACCGACTAGAATAGTAAGCTGCATTAGCGCAGCTACGCCATCATACCAAACGGGTGTCCACATTAAACTTAGGACAGCCCAGCCAAACAAAAAGCCGCCAACCAAATGAACGAATGTCAACCTAACTCGAACAAAGAATAACGCGATGGGAACCAATATACATAATGACGCCCATCGCGAGGCTTCTGCAGCACCGGCCAAGCCGGGCCAGAAGGTAGCGGCTAAGAGAAAGCCAACTACCCCCATTTAGTTAATGCGGAACCACTCAGGCGTAGTTCCTGCCCAAATAAACGTGTAGCCAAACGCGCCGGTTGTCGAAACCGTCAACGCGGTTGGCGCGCTAACAACAGTTTGGCCAGCAGCGCCCGACACTGTAAGCGCGGTGATGGTATGGCTGGAGGTTATGTGAACCTTTTGCCCGTTAAGCGGCGTGGAAGGCATCGTGAGCGAAAGAGACGCAACAGTAGTAGTTGGGTCAAGGATATAGGTGTTGATGTTGTTGGGGATGACGTAAGAGGCGGCAAGCGGAGCAGCCTGCCCGCTCACATAGTTGTACACGCCGGCGTCAAACAATGGCATGGGAATAGCGACGGTTTGCGGGGGTGCTGAGTTGGCAATTTGAGTATCAGCCGGCACCAGCTCCGAGCCGGTAAGCGCGGTAGGCCCGGCGGGCACGGTCTGCGCGCAAGACTGCCCTGCAAAGAAAGTAGTTTGACTGGCGCAGAATGACGGACTAGCTACCTGCGGCAGCGTTGAAAAGTTACCGGCTGCGTAGGCGAGGGAAACAGTAGCTATAACCGCAGCAGTTGAAAGAATAGTCTTTTTAAAACGCATAATAAAATCTCCTTTTTAGAAATGCCGGTAGACCGGCTTGAAACGAAATGGAGGCGGCTTTCGTCAGGCCGGACGGCTAAGTAATTATAAAATATATCAACCAGCAAATACCAAGGCCGGCGAAAACCAAGAGTAAGGCGATGCCAGCAACCTGGTTATCGTACCGCTCCCATTCATCGGCGGTGCGTGGTGGCAATTGCTCCCACTCATATTTAGTGCGTTGTTTCATTTTGTGCCAGCCAAAGCACGAATTGATTTTGCCACTCTTATAAGAGCGGGGCGAGCATGGCTGTATTTTGGATCATGTGCCGCGTCTTCAACAATCTTGGGGCACGAATTTATAATTTCGTTTTTGTAGACGTTTGTGTCTTGGCGAGATGGCCAACGATATTCGCCTTCACTCATTTTGTCTCGGCCGTCTTTGCCAACAACGCAGCAAGCGCCTTGACGCGCTGTTCGTCGTTGGCCTCAGGGATCAAGTCCTTGCCGTCTGCCCCGGTAAACTCTTGCCGATCACGCCAGTCCGCCTTGCGGCGGTTCTTAAGCCAGAAGATGCAAGCTGTCGTATCAGGTGCAGCGTGCTCACGATACTTTGCGTAGACCGGCTCGGTATCATTGGCCCGCATAAATATTTTTACCGCGTCAAACGTATATCCAATAGCCCGTTGATAAAGCGACCGCTCAACACGGTCGTCGGCCACATCCTTGCCTGCCTTTAAGGCACCCAGAAAGGCCGCGTGCTGCGTTTTCCAATTGCCAATTGTATTAATTGAAACGTCAAAGAAATCAGAAAGTTCAACATCGGTCGCCCCTAGCTCGCAAAGCTTCTTGGCCTGCTGAACAAATCTAGGTTTGTAGGAAGATGGGCGGCCAATGCGGGGCATTTATGGCAACGCGGCCCGTCGCAGGCGCGAGACTTCCTTTTCAGCGTCCAACGCTCGGTCGCGCCAATAGCATATAAGGGCCATTGACTTGCGGCCTTCTTCATAAGCATCAAACGCTTTTGCCTTAACCATCACTGGCATTTTGACTCTTTAGTTGTTCACGAGCCAGCCGGAAGTGGCCCACGTTTTACCGGCACCGATAATCTCGCTCTTTACCCGTTTCGTGTGCGCACTCAATTCTTGGCGCGTCAGTTCCTTCGCGCCAGCCGACACTGCTAAGGCTCGCCGCGTCAACGAAAGATCGTAGTGCGGGAAGCTCACCTTGTCGGGCGACTGATACCACTTACGTTGAAGCCCAATCTTATCGGCCATTGCATGTAGTTCCTTAAGCGTATCAGCAAGCATATGGCACATAATCATTCGACCAAATTCATTTCTTGAACTGTCAACATAAACAGTCATACCACCACCGCAGGTCGCATCAATGCCCCAGTTGACTTTGCGTAAGATGCCGCATCTTCTTTACTTTTAAAATTCACCCACCCGTCAGCAAAGTCTTTTACCTGCCACTTTAAAGTAGTAACGTCACGGTATTTGATTGCACAAGTCGCGTGTTGTGTGCGCCAGCCTCCATTGTGCCGTTCAAAATGGCCGTGACCGGCCCTAACTATATCGCCACATCGATAACAGGCTTGCGGAAATTTGTTTCTCATGGGACTTTATTCCACCGAATTTTTGTATCCTTCAAGCCCAGTTTTTTTAGCGCCTTTTAGGTTAGCAGACACGTATTTTTCTTTGGGGATGTCTTTACGCATAGTAGGGTATTTTGATGCCTGTTCTTCATAGCGATGTCCAAGACGTTTAGTAGCTTCATCCGCGTCTATCTTCCCCGCCTCCATATTCCACCGCCCGTGATGCTCGGCCTTATCCTGCGCCTCGCTGCCGTGTCCCTCTTTATCCTTTGCCATTATTTCTCTCCATAGCTTTGAAGCTGACACGCCCACCGTTCGGCATTTGCCAACGCAGTTTCGACTCGTTGAATTTGCCCCTTAATGGCGCGTATATTTCCCTTGACCGTTCGATAGTGTCTTCGGCGGAAGATGCGCGCCTGAGTAGGAACGGCCGGGAGGTATTGGCCTCTCAGGCGCGCGTTTACGTCGCCAGGGGGCCAGCGCCGTAAATCTAATTTGAGCGCACTGGTCAGCTTGGGGAGCATTGTGTGGCTGTAGCGACCTAGCGCGCATTCCGTGGGGGGCACGGAATTGAAAACCTGTCGCGATTTGCGAGCGTGCCAAATCATACCCTGGTCAGGTCACATTTGCAAAATGTGGGGTTTCCCTTTGTGAATAACCCCAATGGGTAGCGAGTTGTTCAAGCCCCCATTTGAAATGATCTCCAATGGTTAGAACGGCGCGTTTGGTATAAAAATCTCGGCGCATAGCGGCTTGCGAGATAGTAAGACGCTTTCCAAGAATGTCCCGCATCAAACCAGCAGCAAGCGGGCCGAGTATCTTATCGGCCTCAGCTAAAGCCTTAAAAGCCTTCAAAGTCCTAACTGGCAAAGGATCAGCCATTCGACCTCCGTCAACCTTTGTCTTTGCCGGGTCGATGGCTTGTATTGGGCCTATTTCTGAATTTTCATGATGATCTTGCCACTTTCGACCGGCCTCAAACTGAGCTTGATTTATTTTATCGTTATGGAGCATCCAAATGAGCGGATCGTCGCGTATTGAACGAATAATCGTGATTTTCTCCCCTATTTTAGAATAGGGGTCGTCAACAATAGCTATTGCTACCTCTGCATTGATGGGCAAATCGAAAGATCTCCGGTCATGGACTTTTTCAGTTTGTCGCTTGGCCATGCTTCCATCCTGTGCCGTGACATTCAGAGCAAATAAACCTTTTTGATTTTTGCCATATCCCCTCCCAAGGAACCCTGCCAAATCCTTTGCAGTTCGGGCAGGCTTCCGCGCGCATGGCATCAATTTGTTCAAAGACATAGACTAAATCGGCGGATAGGCTATTTTTTCCCATTTTCCATTTGTCCATTTCCAGCCTAATTCAGTTATCTTTTCCTCGGCCTTAAGAGATGTTTTTACCGCATCGCACGCCTCGGCTACTTCGGCTGGATTGGGCATAAACTTCGATTTACGAGGTATTCCGGTGCGCGGGTCAGTGACGTAACGGATCACTTCCTTCGGATATTCGGCCAAGATCGCCGTCACCGCTGCTGTGTACGTCTCCGGGTCGTTCGCATCCCCCTTCCGAAAGCATCCGAACAGCAGTTTTGCCCGTTGTGCCGCAAATATCAGGTGGTCGGTCGAAATCGAGGACTCGCTCGATAAGTCCGTCAATCGCTGGCGCGATATTTCCGGCAGATGCTCCATTTTGCTCTCCAGGTAGTTGCTCATCGTCCCATTGACCGGCATTCAGCCAAGTAGCCGGATGCGGAATAAATTTAGGTTCACCAATGGGTATTTTACCCACTGCGGCCATTAGCTTTTCAAACGTGACTTCGTTGGATTTTCTAATTCTATCGAGCGCCTTGAAGGCCGCTTTCTTGGCTTTCTTGCGTGGGTACTTCAGCCAAAATTGTTCTCGGAAGTCTGAAGGCCAGTCAGATGTTTCGCGTGAAACTTCACCCGAGCGAAGCGAGGGACCATCTTCTTTCTTATCCTCTCTTATCGTATCGTATCCTATCGTATCAGGCGGGATGGTTCGTGGAATTGTCGCGGAATCTTCTTTGATTGGGTCGGGATACTTAGGAGATTGTGGCTTGTCGATGCGTTGATGTTTCCATCCGGCAATATAAAAAAACTCTTTCCCTTCAAATGAATAGCGAACGATCAACCCATTCGTTTCGAGTTCTATTAGCCAATTTAAAACCTGTTTTTCTGTGAAGTTATCGGCCGGAAAAATTTCCGCTTTGACTTGTTTTGCACTCCAAGGGTGCCGCCCAGCATCATCGGCAAAAGTCCATGTGCCAATGAACAATAGTCGAGCATTCGTGGAACATTCCAAGAGTTGCGCGGAAGTCCAAAATTCTGGCTTGATTGAACGAATACGGGCCATCATTTCTCGCCCTCAGTCACAAGCTCATGCGCGCGATTAATCCAAACTGATAGGAAGTCCGTGGGCTTTAATTCAATGCGTAATTGATCGTACAGCCATCCATATTTGCGAATGGCCACAAGCACGGTGGAATGATCTCGGCTGCCAGTGAGTCTGCCTATTTCCGTGGAGCTTTTAAGAGTTAGCATCCTGCATAAAACGAAAGAAACATGGCGCGGAATAGTGCATCTAGGCGTCCTAGAATTTGATAAAAGCTCAATAATCCCGATTTTCCATTTCCGGCAAACAGTACGTTGAATATCGCGTATTCTTATTTGATATGGTTCTATTTCGGGCGGGAAAGGTTCGGGTTCTACAAACACCACAGGCGGCGGCATAAACTCTGCCGGCAATACCAATTCAAAAATTAAAGAAGGGCTAAGTACTAATGGTTTTGGTACCGGCTTAGGCCGATCAGTCAGACGCCGCGCCACAACCTTTAGAGCTTCAACCCGCACGTCCTCGGCTGTGTGGCAATGGTCCGCCCGCATTTCCATAAAACTCATTGGATACCCCTGTTTTGATGTTGAAACTTGCGCTGTAACCTGCGCTCACAATGCTAAAATGGTGCGGGCACCAGCTTGAAACGCCAGCGACCGGCTGGCCGCAAAATAAATAAGGGACTTGTTCGCCGCGCGGGTATCGGCATTGGCCGTTCCCAACTTCCTCGATAGTTAGCCCAAGGAAATCGGCCTGCATTGGAAGCTCATCAGGAAGACCCCGTGAAGGGACTTTCTGGCGCGTTATATTGATTGGGACTTGGCGAATGCGAGGCTTCTTGGGAAGACGGGGATATTTACCGACTTCGACCGATTGAAACGACATGCCGCGCCGATTGGCGTATCCTAAAACCGCACCACGGCTAAGCTTTTGGCCGGCAAACATTGATAGTCTGTTTGCTGCTTGACTGCCGGAAAGCTTATCGGAAATGGCTTTTTTCAATTCCTCGAAAAGCAGAGGAACGCGATTCCAAACTGAATTGGGTTTGTATGAGGGTTTGTATGCGGTCATGGGCGCGCCGACATTTGATATTGGAAAAGGCCAGAGGTTCCGACACGGCGACGATCTATGACGTGCGATCCATGCCGGAATTTTCTCAAATCACGAAGGCGAGCTGATACCGAGGCTTCAGTGCCATTGGCTTGCACAGCTAACCAATCAAGCGAGTGCCATTGACCGTCAGACATGGCCAAAAATACACGTTCTAGTTGTCCTGTAAGACGTTTGTAATCACAAGACGGTGTGTATGTATCGCCATCGAAAGCCGTCTCAGGCGCAAGCTGTTCGGATAGCCTACCCATGCTGCACCGCAGCATTTTGGGGCGGCTCAGGATCGGCAAAACTGAACACACTAGGGTCGGCCGCTTTCCCTATGGCCCGCAATGCCTCAGAAATGACCATGTATTGATCCGAAGGAATAGACCCTCTGGCTTTCCAATTGGACACGGCAGAATCGCCCACGCGGGCTAGGGTGGCCATTGCGCCGGTCCCCCCTAGCTCGGTAACTACTTCGTCCACTGTTTTAAGCATGAATTAGGCATATTTACATTGGGTGAATTTGTCAAGAGAAAATAATTCATTGAATATGAAAATAGATGTTGACGGCGTTTACGTCTTGTGAAATGGTGTTCTCCAGCAATCGGACAGCACCTATGCCTGCCTTCAATTTCAAAGATTTCACCGGAGAGACGATCAACGGACTTACCGTGATCCGTCTTGAGGGGCGGACGAAAGCGCGTCAATCGCTTTGGCTTATTAAAACCGCCACGGGGAGCACCAGAGTTATTCGGTGCGACAAACTAAAATCAGGTTCACCCAGAATAAAGCGCAGCAATTATGCCCGCCACGGGATGACCCGGACCCCAGAATATCGAGTTTGGCAGGGTCTCACAAATCGCTGCACCAACCCAAATAATCCATCCTTCAAATATTACGGCGGTCGTGGAATTTGCGTTTGCAGCTCATGGCTTGAAAGTTTCGAAAACTTTTATGCAGACATGGGGCCGCGTCCTTCCCCTGACCTTTCAATTGATCGCATCGACAATGATGGAAATTACGAACCATCAAATTGTCGGTGGGCTACTGCCTATCAACAGAGAATTAATCAAAGAAATCAGAACGGGAGCCGGTCATGAACACTACCACCACTCGCCTGATCCTAACCGCGCTCATCGGAGCCACGGTTCTAATTCTCACACTCATTAGTCAGCGAGACACAAGTTGCGATTGGCATTCGGGGTCAATGGCCGACTACCGCTGCGCAGCAATGGATGCTCGGTCATGACCGCGAATACCAAGCAGAAAATAAAAAAGGCAAAAACTAAGTTGCCTTCGGTCGTTGTCGAAGGCTTCAAGGGCTTCGATCAAAAGCTGCAATGCCGT